ACTAACAGCAAGTGATTTATTTTTAGTATCTGATAATGGTACTGAAGGTAGAGCAACATTATCTCAAGTAGATACTTTATTTACTTCAACTACACAAACACTTACAAATAAATCAATTGATTTAGACGCTAATACACTTACAGGAACTTTAACAGAATTTAATAGTGCATTACAAAGTGAGAGTTTTGTTGGTCTTGCAGCCCAGCAAACACTAACAAATAAAACAATCAATAGTAACGCAAACACATTACATATTGACTTAGACGATTTAGGTACCTTTACAGGTACACTTACAGAATTTAACTCTGGACTACAAGGTGATAGTTTTACTTCATTAACAGGTTCAGAAACACTTACTAATAAAACTTTAACAGCGCCGACAATAACAGCTCCAACAATAACTGGCATAGTAACAGCAACTGGTGCTGTCTTTGCAGGCGCTAGTCCACTTGTATTTGAGGGCGCAACTGCAAACGCTTTTGAAACAACTTTTGCAATCACGGATCCAACGGCAGATAGAACAGTTACTTTTCAAGACGCTACTGGTACAGTTGCATATCTAACAGATATTACAGGCGGTGGTGCGTCAGAGTTCTCAACTGTTAAAGTTAATACAAGTGTTATATTTGAAGGCGCAACTGCTGACGCACATGAAACAACTTTAGCTGCTGTTGACCCAACAGGAGATAGAACAGTATCATTACCAAATGCTACTGATACACTAGTAGGTAAAGCAACAACTGATACACTTACTAATAAGAGTATTGATAGTGATAATAACACAATTACAAATATTGTTAATGCAGATATTAAATCAGCAGCTGCAATTGCATTTAGTAAGATGGCAGACTTAACTGCTTCAAGAGCATTAGTTTCTGATGGTAATGGTGATGTATCTGTGAGTGCTGTAACATCAACTGAAATAGGATATCTTGATGGAGTTACTAGTGCTATACAAACACAATTAGATAACAAATCAACTAAAGCATTTGCAATCGCTCAAGCAGTCGCATTAGGATAGTTATAAATAGTTATAAAGGAAGAATAATATATGGCAGTCCCAAGTACAAAAGCAACACTAAAAGAATACTGTCTACGAGCATTAGGTAAGCCTGTAATTGATATAAATGTTGATGACGACCAAGTAGATGATAGAATAGACGAGGCAGTACAATATTTCTGTCAATATCATACAGACGGTGTTGAGAGAATGTATCTAAAATATGAAGTGACGGCAGCCGATATAACTCGTATGACTACTGATACATCTGAATCGGTTACAGAGAATAGTGTTACCACTACATGGAAACAAGGAAATAACTTTCTTATAGTTCCTGAAACTGTTATCTCAGTTGTCAATGTGTTTCCTTTATCTGATAGAGCAAACTTAAATATGTTTGATGTTAGATATCAATTAAGATTAAACGACCTATACGATTTCTCATCTACAAGTATTGTACATTATCAGATGACAATGCAACATTTAGACTTTCTTGACCATATATTAGTAGGAGAGAAACCTATGAGATTTAATCATCTATCAAATAAATTATTTCTTGATATGGACTGGAACAATGATATTACAGCAGGTGAATTTTTAATCTTTGAGGTTTTTAGAAGATTAGACCCTGCAACAAGTACAGATATGTTTGATGACCTTTATTTAAAAAGATATACAACCACTTTAATTAAAAAACAATGGGGACAAAATCTTTCAAAATTTTCAGGTACTGCTATGTTAGGTGGGGTTACTCTAAATGGACCTGAATTATTCTCTACAGCAATTCAAGAACAAAGACAGTTAGAAGAAGAAATTAGAAGTAACTATGAAGAACCTGCCCACATGCAACAAGGATAATTAAATGCCAACTAATGTCTATTTTGACACAGGCACAACATCTGAGCAAAGACTATACGAAGATTTAATTATAGAACAGCTCAAGATTTACGGCCAAGATGTCTTTTACTTACCAAGAAAGATTGCTAATAAAGATACAATCTTTGGTGAGGATCCTGCAAGCTCATTTGATGACTCATACATCATTGAAATGTATGTGGACAATACTGATGGATATATGGGCGAACAAGAGATTATTAAAAAGTTTGGTTTAGAATTAAGAGACGATATTGTATTTACTTTATCTAAATTGAGATGGGAAACTCTAGTAGGTAATAATTCAGATTTAGTTGCTGATAGACCACAAGAGGGTGATTTAGTTTATTTCCCTACAACAAAATCATTCTTTGAAATACAGTTTGTAGAACATGAACAACCGTTCTATCAACAAGGCGCTTTACCAACATACAAGTTATCTTGTACTCGATTTGAATATAGTTCAGAAAGAATTGATACTGGTATTGCTCAGATTGATAGTGTTGAAGATAGTCTATCAACTGATACAATGAATTTCCAATTTAGTTTAGAAAATGAAACTGGTTCTTTTGTTTTAGAAAATAGTATTGGTGCAATAGATTATATAATTAATGAAAGTTTCACAATGGCAACACAATCACCTACTGACCAAGGCCAGGCATTTGAAACGGCTGCAGGAACAAATACATCATCAACGACTGATGATATATTAGACTTCAGCGAAAGAAATCCATTTGGAGAGGTTGACGAATACTAATGTTTGGAGAACACTTTTACCACAAAAAGATTCGTAATACTGTTATTGCGTTTGGTACAATATTTAATAATATAAATATTAAGAGATTAGATTCTAGCGGAAATCCTTTACAAAATATTAAAGTACCTTTATCATATTCACCAAAAGAAAAGTTTTTAGCCAGATTAGATGCACAACAGGACCTAAATGGGGACGATTCATCTGTGGCAATCACTCTACCTCGATTGTCATTTGAAGTTACTGGATATAGTTACGATGGCGGTCGTAAGTTAAATAAGAATCAAAAGATAACTAAAGTAACAACAAATGCCGACACCTCTAAACTGAATAGTCAATACACACCTGTGCCTTATAATGTTGAATTTTCTTTAAGTGTTTATGTGGCTAATTCAGATGACGGATTACAAATAATAGAACAAATACTTCCATACTTTCAACCTGATTATACTGTTACTATGATTGAAGATAGAACAATGGATACAAAAAGTGATATACCAATCGTGTTAAACAATGTAGAATTTGAAGATAGTTATACAGGAACATTAACAAGTAGTAGAAGAATAATTTACACACTAACATTTACAGCAAAAGTATATTTGTATGGCCCAATATCTACATCAGCTGTAATTAAAAAAGTATCAGCTGACTTATATTCTGTCTCGCAAAGTGCTAGTTCACCAAGAGTCGAAAGAGTTACAGTTACACCAAATCCAATATCAGCTGATAAAGATGATGACTATATATACACTACCACGCTAGATTTCTTTACCGACACTTTAGATTATGATGAAGCGTCTGGTGATGATAAGTAGTTAAGAGGACTTTAATATGAGTAAAATTGATGATAATTTAAACGAAGTATTAGGTATTGCTGAAATAGATAAAACTTTCGAGGTGGAAGTATTACCTAAGAAAACAAGTACCGAAGTATTAGTACCAGAAGATAAGGATCCAGATATTGACTTTGAGACTGGTAGAAAAAATCTTTATAATTTACTTGATAAAGGTAATGAAGCAATTGATGGTATACTTAGTTTGGCAAAAGAAGGAGAACATCCTCGTGCTTATGAAGTTGCAGGGCAATTAATCAAGACAGTAAGTGAAGTATCACAAAATCTCTTAGACCTACAAGATAAATTAAAAAAGATAAAAGATATACCTGATAAAGGACCAAAAAATGTTACTAACGCTTTGTTTGTTGGTTCAACAACTGAACTACAAAAGATGTTAAAGAGTAAAAAATAATGATATTTTTTAGACAAAACCTACATGAAGTAATTACACTACCTGAACCACCTGTTGATGATTTAACAGAGGCGTATCAGGTGGAAAAAATAATTAGACAAAGAACAGAAAAAGATGTTCAGTCTATTCAAGACCATGACCAAGAACCTTACTATGCAATTCGCAAAGTTTGTGAGAAAAATGGTATAGAGTTTCATGATAGTGAATTTAAACAAATTATAAAAGAGTCTGTACCAATAATTAAACACTTTAAAGATTTTTATAATCGTGCAAGACCGGCTGAAGTTCTTTCTAGTTTAAATACTTTACCAAGTAAAACAAATAAAACACCATCATATCCAAGTGGTCATGCGACTCAATCAGTTATACTTGCAAGATATGTTGCTGGTAAAGTACCACAATTAGAAAAAGATTTAATGAAAGCGGCTTACGAATGTGGTTATGGTAGAGTACAGGCAGGGTTTCATTATGTTTCAGATTATGATATTGGCAACTTACTTGGTGAAAAGATGTATGTGTTAATGAATAAAATGGATTATGGACAAGAAATGAATGAAGGCAAAGTAGCTTTCAAAGATTTCTTAAAAAATTAAATGGGAACAACTGACCAATATTTAGGTAATCCTAATTTAAAGAAAGCTCACACTCCTTCTAGATTTACAAAGAAACAAATTCAAGAAGTGATGAAGTGTCTTGAGGATCCTAAATACTTTATACAAGAATATTTAAAAATTGTTACCATTGATAAAGGTTTAGTGCCTTTTGAAATGTACGACTTTCAGCGGAAGATGGTAGATACTTTTCACGATAATAGGTTTACAATATGTAAATTACCTAGACAAAGTGGAAAGTCAACTATCATAGTTTCCTACCTCTTACATTATGTATTATTTAATGATAATGTGAATGTTGCAATATTGGCCAACAAATCTTCTACGGCAAGAGATTTATTAGGTCGTTTGCAATTGGCTTACGAACATTTGCCCAAATGGATGCAACAAGGCGTTCTCAATTGGAATAAAGGTTCACTCGAATTAGAAAATGGAAGTAGAATTGTAGCGGCAAGTACTTCTTCTAGTGCTGTTCGAGGAAGTACCTTTAATATAATATTCTTAGATGAGTTTGCTTATGTACCTAATAATATTGCCGAAGAATTTTTTAGTTCAGTTTATCCTACAATATCATCTGGTAAATCATCAA